TGCTTTAGTACCACACATATATGAGGATCTAGAAAAACTTTCAGATGGTAAACCTCTCCCAATTACAGAAGAAGAAGTAGATCGTGTTGTGGCTAACATGAAGACAGCCATAATGGAATGGTGTAACCCTTCTGAGCGTAGTAAAAACTTTACTGTTCGTATGTCAAATGTAGGTAAGCCTGCACGGCAGCTATGGTATGAGAAGCGAGACCCCCAAGGACGCGGAAATATAGACGGCCCGACACAGATAAAGTTTCTATACGGCCACCTGCTTGAAGAGATTGTATTGATGCTAGTTCGTATGGCCGATTACGAAGTAACAGATGAGCAGAAAGAAGTGAAGGTAGATGGCGTTGTAGGCCATATGGACTGTAAGATTAATGGTGAAGTGGTTGATGTTAAAACTGCGTCTCGTTTTGCATTCAACAAGTTCAAGGAAGGGCGCTTAGCTCAAGACGATCCCTTTGGTTATCTTGGGCAGCTTGCCGGGTATGAGGAAGCAGAGGGCACAGAGAATGGCGGCTTCTTGGTGTTGAATAAAGAGAGCGGAGAGTTGTGCATGTATGTGCCCGATGATCTCGATAAGCCTAATATTAAATCTACTATTGATACTCTTATTCCTTCACTAGATCTTGACACGCCTCCTAGTTTTTGCTACGCTCCTATACCAGATGGCAAGAAAGGAAATATGAAACTTGCTAAGGGTTGTAGCTGGTGTAAATACAAACACGATTGCTTCAAAGACTCTAATGATGGTCAAGGTCTACGGACATTTAAATATTCAAACGGCCTTACTTACTTAACAGAAGTTGTTATTGAACCTAAAGTAGAAGAATTTATATGAATAGAAAAAAAACCAAACGGATTAGAAAGCATTCTGCCACATTGTTAGTTTCATGGATGCGTCAATTGCTTAGCGAAGAAGAGGGAAAAAAGATAACGGTAGACTCTTACAAGTCTTTTATGCCAGAACAAACTCACTTCATGGCTCAGCAAACAATATACTTAAACGCTTATCATCCTAAATGGATTGAAAAGAAAATAAAACAATTAATTAAAATCTTCCCCGATATTGAAATAGAAGATGTTGACTTGGAGTTGATCACATGGAAAGTAAACCAGCGCTCAATGGTCTCTCATTAGATCAGATGATTATTGCAGTGGGTAGCTTTTTGTACAACAACGAAGACGCTACTATCTGTGATATAGATGGCCTGTTCTTAGAAGATTTAAGGCTCATCATAGAAGCAGAACTAGAAAGGCGGGAGGCTCAGCTCCATTGAAAAAGGTTAAGAAAGGTTTTAGAAAAGCCAGAGTTAAAAGACCTGTTGAAAAAGACTTAGTTAAAGGTTATGATTCCAACTGGGAGTATGAGCTACACACGGGTATATTAGACGGATGGAACTTTCACACGCAAAAGGTTCCGTACACTGTTGAACACAACTACCACCCCGACTTCCTTAAAGATATTGATGGTAAGAAGATTCTTCTTGAAGCTAAAGGAAGGTTCTGGGACTACGCTGAATTTAGTAAATACATTTGGATTAGCAAAGCGCTTCCTGAAGATACAGAGTTAGTGTTTCTTTTTGCAAACCCCAGTGCGCCGATGCCACAAGCAAAGCGTAGAAAGGACGGAACAAAAAGATCTCATGGAGAGTGGGCATCTGCAAATGGGTTCACTTGGTATAGCGAAGACAGCATCCCAGATAGCTGGATCAATACAAAAAAGAGAGAGACCTTTGACTGACTACAGCCGAAAAGATGAAAGGCGAGATAGGTTTGTGCGGAAGAAAAAGTTTAAAAAAATATCTACGTCTTCTAAATTAAAAGAAACTAAACGTAAACAGACCCGATATAAAAACAGTGAGATAGAGTATGAACAAACGATTGAATGATGTCACCCCCGAAGAGTGGGACAAGTTAAGAGCAAGCCACCCTGCCCTTGAAAAACCTTCTATGTTAGATTCTTGGATGCAGGCAGCTCACGAAGAAGCTAAAGAGATTATGGACAATGTTAACAGGCCCACACACTACAACACAGGCAACATAGAGTGTATTGAAGCTATTGAAGAGTCTATGTCTTCAGTGGCATTCAAAGGCTACCTCAAGGGCAACTGCATGAAGTATTTGTGGCGCTATGACTACAAAGGTAAGCAGGTAGAAGACCTACAGAAAGCTGGTTGGTACTTACAGAAGCTAACAGCAATGGTAACAGAGGAGAACACATAATGGATCAGTATCAACAGTTTATACACAAGAGCCGTTACGCACGATGGCTACCTGAACAGAAGCGCAGAGAGTCTTGGCACGAAACGGTTAACAGGTACGTAGACTTCTGGAAAGATCGTGGACAAATAGATGAAAAAATAGCTTTAGAGTTGTTTAACGCCATTCACAACATGGAAGTCATGCCTAGCATGCGCTGTATGATGACAGCGGGGGAAGCACTTGATAAAGATAATGTCGCGGGTTTCAACTGTAGCTATCTTCATATAGATTCACCGCGATCTTTTGATGAGCTGATGTATGTTCTAATGTGTGGTACTGGTGTAGGGTTTAGTGTTGAGCGTAACTTCATTAACAAACTTCCAGAGATTGCAGAAACATTCCACGAGACTGACAGTATTATTGTTGTTAGTGACAGCAAGATCGGCTGGGCTTCTGCATTCCGTGAGCTGATAGCTATGCTGTATGCTGGTAAGATTCCTAAGTGGGACATAAGCCGTGTGCGTCCAGCAGGACAAAGACTAAAAACTTTTGGTGGTCGTGCATCAGGGCCAGAGCCGCTAGTTGATTTGTTTAATTTTTGCATTGAGGTCTTTAAGAAAGCACATGGTCGAAAGCTAACATCCATTGAGTGCCATGATATTGTATGTAAAATTGCAGACATTGTTGTTGTAGGTGGCGTTAGGCGTTCAGCCTTGATTAGCTTGTCAAATCTTTCAGATCAGCGCATGGCTAAAGCTAAGTCAGGTGACTGGTGGAGACACGAAGGACACAGAGCTTTGGCTAACAACAGCGTAGCGTACACAGAGAAGCCAGACTTTGAAGCCTTCTTAGGTGAGATGCATACTATGTACGAGTCTAAAGCTGGTGAGCGTGGTATCTTTAGTCGCATAGCAGCTCAGAAAATTGCAGGCCGTAATGGTAGGCGTGATCCTGAGCAGGACTTCGGTACTAACCCATGCTCTGAGATCATCCTGCGTAGTAACCAGTTCTGTAATCTTTCAGAGATTGTTGTGCGTTCTTCGGATACTTTAGATAGTTTGTTATCGAAGGCTCGTATAGCATCTATCATCGGCACACTACAGTCTACACTTACAGACTTCAGATACCTGCGTAACTGCTGGAAGAAGAACACTGAAGAGGAAGCATTACTAGGTGTCAGCATGACAGGCATCATGGATCACAAGACACTGAGCAACCCAAAATCTACCGTGTTAGAAAAATGGCTAGAGGAAATAAAAGATGTATGTGTGGACACTAATAAAGAGTGGGCTGCAAAACTTGGCATTGAGCAGTCTGCGGCTATTACATGTGTTAAGCCTAGCGGCACTGTATCTCAGCTTGTTGATTCTGCTTCTGGTATCCATCCTCGCTTCTCTGAGCATTACATTCGCAGAGTTCGTAGCGACAAAAAAGACCCACTTGCAGTCTTTATGGAAGCAGAAGGATTCCCGGTAGAGCCAGATGTCACCTCAGTCGCTTCGTCAGTGTTTAGTTTTCCGGTAAAGGCTCCTAAGAACTCTGTGACTGTTGCAGATGTTGGCGCTATGCACCAGCTAGAGCTTTGGAAAGCATATCAGAACCACTGGTGCGAACATAAGCCAAGTATCACTGTGTACTACACGGATGACGAGTTCTTGCAAGTAGCACAGTGGATATGGGAGAACTTTGATTTGTGCAGTGGAATCAGTTTGTTGCCAGTCAGTGACCATGTATATCAACAAGCTCCTTATGAGGATATTAGTGAAGATAAGTACAAAGAACTATTAAACTCTATGCCTAAAGATGTTGATTGGAGTGACTTAGAAAATCATGAAACAGAAGATAATACAACTGGTTCACAGGAGTTGGCTTGCACTGGTGGCGCTTGTGAAATTGTCTAAGAGCAAAGAAGCTAACATTATAAGCTTTAAAGTCTTAGTAAATTGTGAAGGGGTTGTCGTGACTGAACTGTCCGGCATCCCTGTTCATGAGCTTTCTAAAGTCTTTAAAGGCCCTGAATTAACTACTATGAGAAACATTGTAAATCTTACGAAACCAAAACTAGAAGAAATACACTCATACTTAGAAGAAGAACTAAGCGCCCTAAACCATATAGGCTAGGGCGTTACCTCCTGCCACTTACTTTTGTTGGCCCAATACGCCGCAGACATTTTGCCTTATTGTTCTGGACTTAAACCTTTTTCTAGAGCAGCAAGCCTTAACTTAAGGTTATGTATGTCATCTAAAAGTTGTTCGCCTTTGACTATCTCTTTATCAACAAGCCCCGCTGTGTATTCGATCAGCATATCTTGCCGCGCATCAGCAGGAAGCGATCCTAATTCGCCTCTGGGCCATTTAATACGGAACTCAGAGTTGGACTCTATGTCCATCTGAGTTTTGTCTAAGGCATGTTCAA